CTACCCTGGGCGAGTAAGAGAGCAATATGAAGCAATGTATGGTTCTCAGAAAAACCCGGCAATAGAAAACGGCAGCGACAATTCAGAGGTTGCCAAAAACACGAACAAGACCAACCAACTACTGCAACAGATTGTTGACAGAGGACTTACTGGGAACGGCTCTGGAATGGTCGTTTACAACAACACTGGCGGTAATGCCGTTGTTTCCAGTTCTCAACTCGGAGTTCGATGATAATGGCATTTACTCGCGAGCTATACCGGCTTGGCTTCGAAATATCCCCGGTTATCCTCTGCAATGGAGTTGCGGAGGCTATCCCCGGCGGCATGCTGCCGATAGTGGCATTAACCCAGAGCGCCAGCTTTGTAACCGGGCTGATCGGCGGGGCAATCAACCTTACCGATCTGGACAAATATTTCTGTCACTGGCGGCCTGTTCAGGGCGCAACGATGGTTGACTATGACATCGCTCGCTATCCGTTCGCTAACCAGACTGTCGCAGCTAACGCGCTTCTTGCACAGCCGCTGAGGGTCAGCCTGATGATGGATGCGCCAGTGAACGAGAATACCGGCGCCATGACCAAGCTGGTAACGCTGAGCGCACTGCAGGCGGTGCTTCAGGCGCATGCCAACCTGGGCGGGACTTACATCGTGGCCACGCCGTCAATCATCTACAACAACTGCATCCTGAAAACTGTTAAGGACAGCTCAACCGGTAATGATCCGCTCCCTCAGCGATCCTGGCTCTGGGATTTCGAGCAGCCGCTGATTAGCGAAACTGCAGCTGATCAGGCAGTAAACAGTTTCCTCAGCAAAATTGATGGTGGTGACCAGAACAACAGCAGCGCATGGACAAACACCGTCAGTGCACTGGGTAACACATCGCTTGGCGGATCGGTTACAGAGGCGATAACGGGCGTGATCGGCAAGCTGCAGGGGGTATTTGGCATATGAGCACCGTCAATTACCCGTTTACCGGGCTTGAGAGGAAGAGCATGACGTTCTCGCCGGTTCTCGACGGGACGGTCTACACCTGCCAGTTGAAATGGAACATCGCCGCGCAGCGCTGGTATTTGCTGATCACCAACAGCGCCGGCAACCCGGTGCTGAATACAGCCGTTGTTGGATCGACATCTTCAGGTGGAATAAACCTCCTGAATGGGGTGTTCACATCGACGACCATGATCTGGCGTGAAAAAAACGGGCAGATTGAGGTAACGAGCTGATGCGCTATTACGAAATTAACATTTTTGATGGCGACACCTTAATTCAGCAATATTCCAGCCTGAAGAACGGTGTCTATAACCCGGGCGCGCTGATGGTCGAATTCGACATCATGCGCTTTGGTGAATCAACGCCAGCAGGGGAAACCCATCTCACTGTGTGGGGCATCGGCCCTAAAGATATGCAGCAGGCAAGACAGAATCTCTACGGTAAGCGAATTCAGATCTTTGCCGGGATGTCTAAAGGCCTTCCGCTGGCGGGAGTATGGGATAAAAAGCTTGCCATTGAGGGGACCATTTTTCAGGTGTTCGGCAACTGGCAGGGCACAGAGCTGAGGCTGGACTTCATCGTTGTCGCGGGCCCCGTTAACACCACGGCCCGCGGGCAGATGGTGCCTCTTCAGGTTACCATGCCCTGGTCTATGGGGCAGAAACTCTCCGTTGCGCTGACACAATGCGTCATGACGATGGGGGGATTTACACCGAACATAAGCATCAGCGACAGGCTTACGCTGAATTACGACCGTCCCATGTTTTGCGGCTCCCTCACTGAGCTGGCAAAAAACCTGAGAGCATTTTCGCTGTCGCGTATCAAAGACCCAGGCTATACGGGTGTGGAAATTGCCGTGGTCAATGGCAACGAAATCCGAGTGTGGGATAACGACTACGCCAACCACCCGGATCAGGGTTCAAAAACCAGCGCGACGGAAAGGAGCAAAAACCCTGTCCAGATAAATTTCAATGACCTGATAGGCCAGCCAACGTGGATTAGTTTTGGCGTTGTCAGCGTCATCTGCGTGATGCGCGCTGACCTGCAGACTGGCGACCACATCCTGATGCCTGAGAAGGCCAGACCGATGATTCAGGCGTCGTCTTACTCCCAGTTTCGAGACGACTCCGCCTTTAACGGTGAATTCGTCGTTCAATCGGTGCGGTTGCTGGGTAACAGCAGGCAGCCAACAGCTGAAGCGTGGATCACCGTGATTGAGGCATATCCGGCAGAGGCGGTTAAGACAAAATGAGCGTTGACCAGAAGCTTAATTTCGGCCGGAACATGAACCGGTTCGCGGAGCAGAAGTTTAATGAGGCGTTCCAGGCTGCCGGGAAGATACTTCCGGCCAGCATTGTTGAGCAGAAAGGCAACATGGTCACGGTGGCCTTCGAGCTGCATGACACGCCATACGTTTTCCCTAATGTCACGATCCCGCTCTTCGGTCCACAGTACATCCGCTATCCGATGCAGCCAGGAGATAAAGGGATTGTTATTCCTGCGGACACCTATCTTGGCGGCGTCAGCGGGCAGGGCGGTGGCATCGCCGACCTCACCCCTCCTGCCAACCTTAGCGCTCTGGTATACCTGCCGATCAGCAACACCGAATGGGAGGTCGTCGACGGGAACGTGGTCACTATCTATGGGCCAGGGGGCGGGCCTGTCCG